CTACTTGAACATAAAATTCCGGAGGTAATTGAAGATGAAACGACCGGTGAAGAAGTTAGAGAAGATAAATATTTTTTATTTAAAACAGATTATGATCACCACGGTGGTAACATTTATATTTGGCTTGGAAACGGTAGTCACGGAAGTGAATATGTGGAGTTTAGAGATGATGAAATTAAAGATGCCGCAAAAAAAGAACTTCAAAACACGATAGATGAAATTGGTTTGGATGTATTTAGATGGTATGTTTGGGAAAATAATTTTGATGAAGAATATACCAGAAGATGGTTATATGATGATTATGAGGAAGTGATTAGAGAGGATCCAGAAGGTTGGTCTATTGAAAAAGAACTAACTGACGACCAAAAAAGATATATTGAAATTTACAATCAAAATATTGAAAGTTTAAGAAAAAAATTGGAAAATCAATCTTTAACTGACGAACAAAAAGATGAGATTGAAAATGACATATATGATTTTGAACAATTAATAGAGGACATCAATGAAAATCCGGAAGGTGATTATTCTGAGGAAAGTATTGAAGAACGGATTGAAAGTATGGTGGATGATAATATTAATGATTTCCTTAAAAACAAAAAAAGAGAAGGATACGATGATGACTTTCTTATGGACTTTATTGACGTTGACGGAGCAATTGAAGATGTTATACAATCAGATGGTTACGGAAATATTTTAAATCGTTTTGATGGTAGTGACGACGAATATAAAATCAACGATACTTGGTACCATGTAATGCGTCACAATTAAATATTGTTATTTACAGTTAGGTTAATATTTTTTACCTTTGAATTAAAACGATGTAATGAAAACTGACTGGTTGTTTCAAGAACCCATTGATTTAGAACACAAACAATATGTACTTTTGGATTACCTTCAAAAACTGGATAAAAATTTAAACAACTTCAAACTATACCCCCAATTTCAAGAAATATCATTACATCTTGCAAGTATCAACTTATTAATTGAAAAAGGTCAAACATTAACACTTAACAGGACATTAAAGGACCCAGACGACGAAATACTACTGTCAGATTTAATACCGGTTGATTGCCCGTTACTATCAAAAGAAGAAATACTTGAGGTTTACAAAGTTTGTAAATATTCCTCAACAAAACTGACCGATTACTTCAACCACGCAAAAGCAATATGGGACATTGTGAATGATTCGGTTTCAATTGATCCTGTACAAAATAAGAAAAACATTGACCCAAAACAAGGATTATTTTTTTTGGATTACAATGAAAAAACAATATTTTATGAGTTTAATATAAAACCAATCAAAAAAGGAAACCTTGAAACAAAATGTCACATCAAAAAAATATGTGAATGTAAAAGAGATGAGTTTGAACAAAAAATTAAGGAAATAAAAAGACCTTTAATTAAAAATTTACAAGAAAAAACAATATATGAAAATTTAATTGTGTTTACTGTAAACCACAATAATAATTACCCCCTCAAAGAAACGTTACTACCAATTGTTAAAAGAAAAATTATGAATTATATGATTCAGTCAAAAATTATTAAACATAAAAATTTGACAAATAAAATATAATTCATTAATTTTGAAGAAAAAAAAGTCATGGTAGTAAAACAAAGAACATTAAATGAATTGAGACAGGAAAAAGAGTTTGGTTATAAACATCCTGCGGTTAAGAACAACAAACCAAATGTTGATTCACAACACATTGTTGATTTGGTTATGAAATTTCCAAATGATGCGGATTTGGGTAAACAAGTTAGAAACTATTTAATTGGTCTTGGGGTTTATGGAAAATAAAGAAATGGTGAACCACCCAGATCATTATGGGGGAAAAAATAACCCATATGAAGCGATAAAGGTGATAGATGCTTGGCATCTTGGATTTAGTTTGGGTAACACGGTTAAATATATCTCAAGAGCTGGTAAAAAACACAAGGATAAGGAACTTGAAGATTTGAAAAAAGCCAAGTTTTACCTGGATCATTATATAAGTCAACTAGAAAGCCAACAATAATGTTGGTTTTTTTTGTTTTGTGGAAGTATTTATCTATATGATTATAGATGTGTGGAGACCCAGAATAAAAAAAGTTAATGGTAAGGGTATCGCCGTGTCGTATGAAATGGTTGATATTGGTGTTTTTATTAAAGAAAAAAGAAAAGGGTGGATTGTTAGGTATTATTGTGATTCGTGTAAAAATGACAAAATAATGACAACCACCACACATGTTTTATTAAACCCAAAAGTTGTTTATAATACCTTAGAAAAACAAACCTGCAGATCATGTAGGTCTAAAATTTCAGAATATGAAATAAAAAAAAGTCACATACCTTTTGATGTTATAGAAAAATCCGTAATAGAGTCAAATTTTGGGAAAGGTACTCGTATTTGGTTTATTATTATACTGAAAAAAGTTATAAAAAATATAAAAACAAAATCAACCCAACAAATATTGAAAGAAGTAAAGAGTACCACCTAGACCATAAATATTCAATTAGTGAAGGGTTTGGTAATGGTATTTTACCAAACATAATTGGTCAATTTTATAATTTAGAAATTTTAAAAAGTCACGATAATTTAAAAAAAAATAAACAATGTTCAATAACATTAGATGAATTATTTGAATATGAAAAAACTTATAAAAGAATCGGGGATTAGGGATATTAATAATATTGCTAAAAGATACAAAAAAGCAAAAATATATTTCCACCAGGATTTAGATGGTGTTACCACGGCTTTAGCCATGAAAAACTACCTTGAACAACACGGAATAAAAGTTGTTGATTGTGAGGTCATACAATATGGCGATAAGGAATTTGCTATAAAAAAACCAGACGCTTCTGGTGAAGTTATGCCAGTTTTAGTTGACTATAGTCACGGGCGTCCGATGTTTGTTATACACACGGATCATCATGACTCACAATCAGGAGTTGAAAAAGAAACGGCAACAAGTTTTAGACATTCAAGATCAAACGTTGAAACAATATCCCAGGTCGTATCACCAAAAGAAATATTCCCATCCGATGACATCCTTTTAATTTCAACGAAAACAAAACAAAATGTTGATGGGCTTGGTGACAAATAAATTATTGTTAGCATTCAAGAACAAGCCAAAGTTTTTGGAAACAATAGTAATGGAAGCAAAACCATCACTTATCAGCATATTAAATAATATCAAAAAACAAATTTTAGAGAAGGGTTATGTTAAACCGGAGATTCTAAAACAAAACCAAGAAACGTATGTTCAACAAATGAAATCACACCCAAATGTAAAAGTTGAGGATGGTATCATTATTCAATATGGTGGTGGTAATATGATGAAACCCGGTTCTTATGATAGGTATACACCATTCAGAAACAACCCAGAAGCCGACTTTATTGTGATAGCTTGGCCACTAGGTTTGGTTCAAGCATCTTGTAATCCATTTAAAAAAGAAAGAGCGTTGAAAGGAATTAATTTGGGTGAAATAGCACAAGAAGTTCTATCAAAGTGGGAATCACAATTAAAAGAAAAATATGTTTCGTTATCAACATTAAAATGGATTTCAGAATCTGGAAAAGATTTTGGTCCAGAATCGGTTGGTTTTACTTTTAAAGATTTTATGGCTCTTTATGGTGATTATTATAAGTCAGTTGATAGGGGTGATGAGGTGTTGGACTTAATTGAAAAGGCGATGTTAAAACCATTCACAAGTTTAACTGAAGAAGAAATGAAACTACTGGATGATGTTGAAATTAATGTGTGGGATTTGATCCAGGCTAACAGTGGGGGTCATAAATCGATTACTAATATTTCCGGGCTAAATTACATCGGAAGATCAAAAAGACCACCAAAAGGAGGTTATAAATACGACGCAGAAAGTGAAGATGCGCCATATGTTAAGTTTACTAAAATGATTCAAAAAGAATTTGTGAGGGTTCTAAAAGAAAAAATGAAACAAACCGAAAATATTACAGAATCGGTTGAAAAAAAAAACTTAATTTCTCTTTTAAAAAACCACATCAATAAAAAACACCTATTATCTGAAAAAGATTGGGATTTTATAATTAATGAGTTGGATTGTGTTATTGATAATAGAGGACAATGGGATCATCCCGGCAAATGTACACTTATTAATAGTAACACCATCACAATGAAGGATGTACTATATTCGTTAGTGGGAATTGATAATACTGGACATATGAAACTTATGTTACCAGAAAAAAACTATAATTTTCCAGGAAAAAAGGTACTTGAAATACCTTTAAAAGGGAAATTTAAGGATTTGGCATTAGAATTATTGAAAAAAGATTAAATTTTCTGAACTTTTGTTCAACATTGATATATTTATAATTATTCCTGACAAATTTCATATTTTTTTTAAAAAACATTTGACAGTTCAAAATAAATGTTTTAGATTTGTAAAACAATTGGGGAACGACCCAATGATAAAATTGAAATACGAATAAAACATGAGTGAAGAACAACACATTGAAAGTGAAATCTACTCATACATCACCGACAAAGGTCAGAGGGTGTATACACCAAATGTTCAGTTTGCCGAAATTATGGCAAACAAATATGGAACTCAAAAGGTATATGTAGAAAAAAATTAAAAAAAGTTGACAAAGTACTTGTCTAAATGAAAAAAAAGACTTAACTTTGTAAAACAAATCGGAAAAGTCCGAAACGTTCTTTGAAAATAGGAAATTAGACCGAAAGGTTAACATAATTAAAAAAAGTGAATTAACACCTCCCTTTCTTTAAGTATGGAATTTAATAGGTCATTGGGCCGTGTATGGTCCATTAAAATAAACCATGAAAGTGGGATAAAGTGAATCAGAAGTGTAACTGATTTGCGGCTTGGGAGACCGAGCTTGAGTACACAAGCGGGATACCGTTTAACCTTTAGTACCGAGGGCAACGCTGTAGGGAAAGTGGTTAGATGATTTGGCGATGTGGGTCGTCTGATTGAGGTGGGAACACCAATAGGAATAACCCGTAGGAATAGTGCAAAACTTAAAGTTATCCAACTTTAATATTGCGTGTTCCAGTATTATAGGATACTTAAAACCGAAAGGTATGTTTGTGTACAGGTGGTGCTGTTACAAACCCTAATGATTCCTTACCAAAGGAATTGTTTTGAAGTAGTCTAGAAATATGGAAACTGGGAAGTTTCAGAGAGTAGTTAAGTATTGATTCGTTCAAAAGATGGGTCAGCTTGGTTGACGGACCACTACTTTCACAATCCACGACACACAACATTTTTTACAATTGGATGTAAAATCATAAACGTAATAATGGAAAAGTGTCCGTCAGGTTTGGATGAAAGGTGATTACATAGTAATGAGTTGTTCATTGCACACAAGGATCCCAAGTCTGAGTGTATTTATCCAAAAAACCTTTAATCCCGCAAGGATGAACTGGGGCGGCAGTCTCGGAAAGAGTTAAGTAAGATGAGAGTAATTCAAACCTCAAGGAGTGGTATACCTAAAAAACCATCACTGAGAAATACCATTCAAAAGATGGTGGATACGAAGGGAAACAATAATCCTTCAAAAGGTTCTCACAAACAGCTGTAATCTCAGGCTTATTTTTAAAAAAAAATTACTGGTAAAAAAATTGATGGATGAGATGGATTTCTTATCCATTTTTTTATTTCAAAAAAAAAATAAAAAAAACATTTGTCAGATTCAAAAATTATTCCTACATTTGTAGAAATAAAAGATATGACACACAAACACGTTACAATTATTCATCCAAAGTACGGTGAAGTTTTAAATGAAACTTTTATGGATGAGGTTCAGTTTAAAATATTTTTGAATATGGTCCATTCTTCAATTGCGATGGATCAAAACCTTTCAACCTTTAATGGTAAGGACTTTTTGGTACACATTCCTTGTTCAATATTAAAAGAGTCTCTGGTAATTGGTAAAACAACTGAAGTTTCAATGGCTGATGTTGTTTTGACGAAATCTAAGTTGGAGGGGTAGTTTCTTTGTTTCTCTTTAAAACAAAGTGGTGGCTGTTGCGACATTCAATGTCGTCCCTAAAATTAAGGTGAGGTAATACTCACCTTTTTTTGTTTCTGGATATATTTATTGGTATATGAAAAAGATTATATCTGAAAATATGAACTACCATTTGGATAATGGTATAACATTAACTGAAAACATATTCAGACCATTTTCCGATGAGTTTTTTAATTTAATCAATGAGGCCAGAGAATTATATAACGAAGGTTATATTGATGTGGATGAGGATGAAAAATGGTTGGTTGAAAGTGATTTTGGAAAAAAAGTAAAACTTACAAGTGGGAAAATTGTTAGACTTGAAGTTCCATATATTGAAAATTCAATTAATGAAGCTGAATATAAGGGTAGAAAAGTTGAACTTGGGAAACCGATGAGAAATACAGGTGGTGGAAAAAAATATGTGGTGTATGTTAAAAATCCATCTACCGGTAAAGTTAAAAAAATTAGTTTTGGTGATAAAAAGGGGGGTTTAACCGCTAAAGTATCAAATCCGGAAGCTAGAAGGAATTTTGCTTCCAGACACAATTGTAAAGCCAAAAAAGATAGGTTAACGGCCGGTTACTGGGCCTGTAGAATCAATCGCTATGCTCATTTATGGGGAGGAAAAAGTTATGGAGGGTACTGGTGATTTACCATTTAAACAAAAAGATTTTGGAAACACCAAAATAAGAACGTTTGATTCGTCGGTGGATGAATATGAATTAAAATGGCATAGAGATAGAGAGGACCGGAAAGTTATTATCATTGAATCAAACGGTTGGAAATTCCAATCGGATAATTCATTACCAACGACATTAAAAGAAGGCGATCAGATATTTATACCAAAAGATACCTTTCATAGAGTTATCAAGGGGAATGGAAATTTAAAAATTAAAGTTGAGTTTTTATGAAAAAAATTATTATAACAGAAAAACAATTGGAAGATATGGTTAAACACATCAAAGAAAATCATGATGATGGTTCATATATGGCAAAACAACAATTATTTACAATCGCAACATTGGCTTACAAAATGTGGGAAATGATGGAGGATGGTGAACAACTTGAGGATTGGATGGAAACCAAAATCGCTCAATCCGAACAATCAATCCTTGCCGTTGTAAAATCCTTTATGTATGATGAAGCTGAAGATAGGATGAAAAAAAATGGTGATATCGGATTGGATGGATTAATCATTGGAATGTAATTTAAAATTAATATAATTTGTCCTCCGGTTATTGACTGGGGGATTTTTATTTTGTATCTTTATGAAAAAAAGGATGTACGTTATAGTTAAACATATTAAAACGGAAAATAGAAAAAGAGTTCCAGTTATCATTTTGAATGGTCACAATGAAATTTGGGAATTTGACACTTTTGAACAGGCCGATGATATGAAAAAGATTTTTGAATTGAATTCAGATTCCGGTCACAAATATGAGGTTAAAAAACTTCATTAAAATATGGTCCCGTAGCTCAACTGAATAGAGCAATTGCCTCAAATAGGGGGCGTTTAATTGGAAACAGTTAAATGGAACTCATCAAATTCGGGGAAGCCTGTAAAATGGTAATCCCGAGCCAAGATCTCAGAAATGGGATAAGGTGTAGAGACTTGACGGTGAGTACCTAAGTCCAAATGGATAAGGTAATGAGAAAGTCCAGACCACAAACAATTAAATTGGTAGTGAAAACTATAGTGGTACGTCTAAGCAATAGGTTGATGGTTTGAATCCATCCGGGATCACAAAAACAAAACTAATATGGAGGATATTCACCAACAAATCCACGAAGAATTTGTAAATAGCGAAGATTTTTTAATTTTTTTAAAAGAACTTGACATATATTCAGAAAAATATGTATCTTTGTAAAAAGAAATCATATGAACAAGGAACTTATCGCACTATTTTTTGCCATGGAACATGAAGCCGACGAATTGATTGATGTATTTGTTAAAGAACAACTCCTTGATTTTTATATTAACGGATGTGAGTTAAGGTTACGAATGGAAAAAAGATTCAATGAATTTAATGAGTTTCATAAAGAAACCGGAATCACTTTGGGTAATTTGTTACTTAACAAATACAATTTGGCAAAACAACTTCACGTATTAAAAATCGCGTTGGGAAAGTTGGGTGTACAGGGAATTGATGAAGACCAATATATAATGTTAAATAACTAATGAAATCATTCAAAGACATAGAATTTAAAACACATCCAATAGGTGAAGGTAAACACGGATTAATTTTTTTTCCAAATGGGTATGGTGTGTCTGTTGTTAGATTTAAAAGACCGTATAGTGATAGAGGTTATGGTAGTTATACATCAAATGATAATGAGTGGGAAGTTGCTGTACTATATGGTAACGAAGAAGAATGGGAATTGTGTTATAACACACACATTACAGATGATGTGATTGGTCATTTAACGGAAGGTGAAGTTGACAATATAATGATTCAAGTTCAAGAACTTTAATTTTTCAGAGTACCACCATATTTATTTCATATGGCATTGGAACCAAACAAACTTTATGGTCTAGCACAATCTTTAGCTGAAATAGTAAAAGAAGAATATGGTAGTACATTTAAATCATTCTCAAAAATAGTAAAAACGTGCAAAACAGATACATTTGCACAACTATTGTTATCCAGACTAACAACCAATTATGAGTTAGGACAACTTATTTTCATCACAAACTTAATCCTTAATAGTTCCGACGATAAAGAAACAATCTTGAATATGAGTAAAGATTTGTATATTTATGACATCAACTTTTATGAGGATAGTGAGACCTTACAGGTGGAGTGTGGAAGATGTCGGGGTACCGGTACAGAAAATTGTGGTGAGTGTGGCGGTGACGGATTGTTGGAATGTAGATTTTGTGACGGTGAAGGCGAACACGAATGTCAAAAGTGTTGGGGTGATGGAACTGAGGAATGTAGACATTGTGGTGGTGATGGGACCGAAACAGAAACTGAGACGGATGATGAAGGTGATGAAATTGAAGTGGAAGTTGAATGTGTAATCTGTGATGGTAAAGGGGCCGAAGAATGTAGAGATTGTGGAGGTCAAGGTGGTTTTGAATGTGAAGAATGTAACGGTAAAGGAAACAATAGATGTCACCAGTGTGGCGGTGAAGGTGAATATACCTGTTTTGACTGTGATGGTTATGGGTTTGCCGATAGTAACCAAGAAAAATATGGGATAAGAAAAAGATCAATTGTAACACTTGGTAATGTTTTTTCCGATTATATTGGTGATATAATGTTACTTAGTGATTTTGAAGAAATGGACGGTGATTATGATAAAGTACCATATTCGTTTACAATTAATTCAAGGTATTTCCCAGATGAAGATATACCAAAAGAAGATAGACAAGAAAGTTTAGGTGTTGATGATGATTTTGTTGTGTTTAGAGAAGGATACAAGTTGGAAAATTACCCAAATGACATTAAACTTTAAAATAATGAACTATTTATAATAAAAATTGATTATGAAAAAAGTAATAAAATTAACAGAATCTGATTTGACCAGGATAATTAAAAGAACCATCAACGAAATGGATGATGAATATAAGGATCTAAGTATGTATAATCCGTATTATGATGAGGAAGATGACTTCAGTGATTTAGATAATACCATATATGATGGAATGGAAGATGAGGAGTGGGGTGAAACTGATAAAGGTGAAGAAGAACTTCAAGATTTAATTGAAGATGCTAGAGACTTTTTGGAAAATGAATGTGGATATGAAATTGAGGAACTAAATTCAATGAGTGAAGACGATATTGTTGACGCAATATTTGATGAAGGAAATGTTGAGTTAGCTAAAAAAATTGATAAATTATTAGACTTTGAAGGTTTTTATGATGGTGCTGAAGAAGGTGAACTTGGTGAAGGTTGGGATGATGACATACAAAAAAGTAGATATCCAGAAGATTATAAACCAGAAAATTATAGAAAAATACCAAAAGGGTTTCTTAGACAATATTCGGGTTCTAAAATGGATCCAGAAGGGACAATATTAACAAAAAGAAAAGGAGAACCATTTGACGAATTTCTGGATTTTGATGATGAAGATTTTGTATAAATTAAAAAAAAATAAATAAAACACTTGTCAATTAAAAAAAAATAATTATATTTGTAACATAAATTGAAACTTTTTTAAATAACGATATATTTATAACAAAAATGAAAACAACTCTTAAACATATGGTGATTAGTCAGCAACCGAGCAATCAGTGGTCGTTCTGCTATAATACACTTAAACCGTTAAGGGCATTTTCATTTATGAGTTAATAACGATTAACAAACATAAAAAAAGAAATATAAGACCCAAGGCAACAAACCTTGGGTTTTTTGTTTTATATTGGTCTCTTAGTTTAACTGGAAAAATACGACTCTTGTAAAGTTGAGTTATCGGGTCAGTTCCGATAGTGACCTCAGAAGAAAAAAGTTCTTTGACATATTGGCCTTATAAAAAAGGAAGGGTGGTAGAGTGGTTTATTGCACCGGTCTTGAAAATCGGAAATCTTAACGGATTCGTGGGTTCAAATCCCACCCCTTCCTCAGTAAAAATATTGTGGGGTAGACGAATTGGCAAAGTCACCAGGTTTTGACCCTGGAGGTAAAAATACCATTGGAGGTTCAAGTCCTCCCCCCATAGCAAATAATAACCAGACGTAGCTCAGTTGGGAGAGCGGGTGCTTTGGGAGCATCAGGTCGTAGGATCGTGCCCTACCGTTTGGACCAATAATAAAAACAAGTGTTGACTTCAAGTCCCAGTAGGGAAGTACACTCAAAAAACAAAAATGGGGAAAGTGACGACTATAGAAACGACGAGTACCAACGAAGGGATCAAAAAATTGATTAATTAAAAAATAATAGTTATTTTTAATTTTTAAGGGAGAGTAACCGGTAATTGGTAGCCGCACGGACTGTAAATTCGTTCTCATTTGAGACTGGGGGTTCAAGTCCCTCCTCTCCCACCATAAAAAGTAAGATACAATGTCGGGTTCCCTGTAGTGGGAACGGATTAAACCATGGTAAGTAAGCCACAAGAATCTAGTAAGAAGTGACAGATGGGTTCGTCACGACTAAAGTATCAACCACCGAGATGCTGGCGAGCTGAGGGGGTGGTTAAGAAATACCCCTAAATACGTACCAGCTCACGTAGCTTAATCGGGAAAGCCCCACGCTGATATCGTGGTGAGAATCGGATCGTAACCGGTCGTGAGCACAAATGGAAAGTAACCCCTGAAGGCGACGGGACACGCCTGCTAAGCATTGTGATCGGTGAGAATCCGATTGTGGATCGTTACCACTGCTTTCCTCAATAACCCGTATGATCAGGGATCAAAGTTGGCTCATATCCGACTTGAGGTTGGTTCAAGTCCAACATACGGGACGCATCTCCCTAACGGAGAAGGTAATGGCGTGGTTAGGCCGAATTGACCCTCCCCACTTACGGAGTGGGGTTTATATGGTATATGTAGCTCAGTTGGTAGAGTGCTGGTTTGTGGAGCCAGAAGCCGTGGGATCGTGACCCATCATATACCCCAAAACAAAAAAATGGAGATTAAAAAAGAATTAATTGAACAAATTAAAAACAAGGTATTGGATCACCATAAAATTTACCGTATACCAATTAAAGCGGAATATTGGGAAGATATTGTTGATTCAATAATGGGTGGCGATAATTCAAACTTTGTTCCCTTTAACCATAGTAAGGGATTTGACATTGAGTTTGAAATTGATTGCACCAAATATTTACCCCAATTAAAAAGTGGTGTAATTGAAAATAACAGATTATATTTTTAACTTATGATCATTATATATTTTTGGCAAGGGACAAGGGTGAATGGAATAAAAAATACCACATCCATACTTTGGAAACCAAAAAAATAGATTTTAATAGTTTAAATTGGATTGAAGTTTTGGGTAAAAAGGGAAGATATAAAAATGAAGTTTCTGGTTGGCAAGGAACAAATGAAAATAACACAATTAATTGTAAAATAGTCAAATCAATGTCCCACCAGTTGTGGGTTGAGGTTGATTTGAAATTAACGACTTTATTGGATGTAATTGAAATATGTTAGAAAATAAAATATTATTGTTGGATTGTTTGGAAGGTCTTAAAGGTAAGGAAGATAATTCAATTGATACCATTATAATTGATCCACCCTATAATATTGGGAAGGATTTCGGTAATGATTCAGATAAACAACCAATGGATGATTATTTAAAATGGGTAAAGGAATGGGTAAGTGAATCATATAGGACATTAAAAGATGGTGGTTCAATGTTCATTTATGGTTTTAGTGAGACCTTGGCTTATATTTTCACAAACATTGAATATAAAACAAAAAAATGGTTGATTTGGCATTATACAAACAAAACAACTCCCGGTAGTAAGTTTTGGCAAAGGAGTCACGAATCCATTATTCAGGTTTGGAAGGGTAAAACACCATTATTTAATGTTGATGAGGTAAGAGAAGAATATACTGAAAGTTTTATTAAAAATTCGGC